CTACACTAAGTTGGTATTCTAGGATGTTCTTATCCGCACGAATGCCTTGGATTTCGCGTTGGGCTTCAGCAATTGCATCTTTAGCCGCGTTAGCAGATTCTCTCATTTCGTTGAAGGCAGAAGAGATACGATCCATTGCCTCTTCTGTGCCGTAACGGTTAGAGAAAGCATCGCCAAGAACTTTGTTCAAATCAGAAACATAGTCCTTGATGTTCTTAGAGTTCGCCTTTATGCTGTTGTTTATGTTGCTGAAAATTGCGGCGATCTCTTTGGAACTCGCCTTACCCTTACTTCCGGTCTTAGCCAAAACATCGTTTAGAAGTTTTAAAGCAACTGGGCTAGTAATGCCTAGTTGCTGCATGGCTGTGCGCAGAGACAAGATGTTGCCACGGAAAACCTTTAGGTCGCCGTTAGAACTTTCCTTGAATGCGGTAATGGTATCCTGAAGTGACTTTAGGTTATTGCGCATGCCTTCAGTGCCGTAACCAAAAGCATTGCCGTTCTCAGCAATAGACTTACCAAGATCTTCCATTGCGCTAGCCAGCCCCATGCGAACATTGTATGCTCGGAAAATCTTTTGCAAGATTTCATCAAGTTTTTCAAGTGCAGTTTTTGCTGTTCCGGCAGAACCTGTTACATTTTTGAAGCCATCATCAAGCGATGCAAAGTTTACAACAACACCCTGGGCGGTCTTGCCTGTTGCAAAGATTGCTTGCTGCACAACATACAAAGATTCAGCCGTAGCATAACCAGCGACAATCATATAGTTCATCAAGGCTTGAAGGTTATCTGCCAACTTCTGCTGATCGCCATTAGCGGCAGTTGCGTATGCGCTGATGGTTGCCTGAAGAGCTGCAAGGTTTGCCCTGCCAGTTGAAGTGTATTGGCTAAAGTCACCCTTACCCTTTTGCAGTGCTTGGCCCAAAGAGTAAAGCGCATTCTCGACACCAAGAGTATTCTTGCCTTCAAGCATCACAAGATCAATAAAGCCTTGCAATTCCCTGCTAGCCATTGCGGCTTCTTCGCCGGTTTCCTTTACGGCCCTCTGGACTTCATCAAGCCCAGTCACCGTTTCTTCGCTGCTGTCTGATGCTTGCATTAGCACAGAGGCAAGTTCCCCAAGGATAACAACTAGAGCGCCGATACCTGTAGAAACTAAAGCATACTTGGCTATCTTGGCTGCGCTGGCCATTTTCAGCATACCCAATGCCGAGCCTTGAGCGGCCAACCCAACGCCCACGAATTCTGTTTGCGCAACCTTTGCCGCAGGGGTCACGCCGAAGAGGCTGGCTATAACGCCAGTTAGGCTACCGCGAACAGCCACACCGCTAGCCGCAAGACCAACATAGGCTGTCTGCAAAGCGTAGAAGCTAGCAACAGCGATAGATACGGTTCCAACGATCGCAAGCAGTGCGCCACCGATAGCGGCAACAACCACGACACCAGCGGCTAGGCCGGAAAGGAAGTCGCTCTTGTTGAAGGTGTTGGCCAATGCAACGTTTAGGTTTTTAATCGAATCAATAATAAAAGCAATAACATCTAGCATTGCCGAGTTGCTACCAAGTGCCGCAAACAAGTTCTCGAACGAAGTCTGCAAGGTCTTTACCCTAGCGGCTAGCGTCTCCACAATAACGCTAAATGATTCATCCAAGAAACTGCCAGAAGCACCTGCTTCTCTAGCCAGCGCAAGTGTGCCATTAGGGCCAAAGATAGAGTCTGCGCTGTTGGCTAGGGCTGTCAAACCTTTTGAGGTTCGCACACCATCAAGGCCGATCTGGACTAGGGAGCGAGAGATGTCCCTGTTGCCCAGTCCACGAATGAACTTCTCCCAAATCTTTGAAGCACCACCACTGGTCTTGTCTCCCCAACCAGCCGCAAACTCTTCCGAACTAACGCCAGCGATGTCGGCAAATAGGCGCAAACGTTCGCCACCCATTTTTACGCCAGTGTTAAAACTTCTGGCCGCCATGTCCATCTGGTGGAATGTCTGCACAAGCACACCGCGAGATTCTTCTGGGGCAACCTTTAGTGAGGCAAGCGATGCCGAAAGGCCGATGACTTCAGATGCACTGAAACCTGCCGCCTTAGCGACAGCACCAATCTGACCAGCAGTATTGATGATCTGTGATTCGGTAGCGGCAGAACTTACACCGACTTTTGCAATGGCCGCACCAAGCGACTCATACTGAGAAGCTGCAAGTCCCAAAAGGTTAGCAATCTTACCAAAACCCATTGCGGTATCTTCGGCAGACATACCAGTAATAGCCGAGAACTTTGCAACCACCTCGGTGAAGCTGGCGATGTCCTGAGAGGCGATACCCAACTGCGAACCAAGCATACCGATCTTAGTTAGTTCATCAAAGGTCAAAGGGATTTGGGTAGAAAGGTCTAGGAGTTCCTGCTTGAGCGCATCAAGAGCCGCCTGATCAGCGATACCCACAAGGGTTTTCTCGATCTGGGCAAACGACTTTTCCTGCGCCATCTGTGCCTGGAACACTGCGTTGGCAAATCCGAGCATTGCCTGCGAAGCCTGCTGTGCGGTAGAGCCAACGTCATAAAGCGCATAGCGGAGAGTAATGGTTCGGTTGGCGGCAGACTGCGTTTCCCTCGCAATAGCGGCCGCTTCAGCCGCCAGCGCCTTCTGCTGTGCAATGAAAGATCTTTGAGCTGCGGCCTCTTGCCTAGCACCAATAGCCGCTTGGGCTGAAGGTGAAGCATTCTTGAGGGTTTCTTTATAGCCAGCGATCTGACCGGCAAGGCGAGCCTTCTGCTCACGGGTGAGTTCACGCTCTGCCGCTGTAAGTTTCTTGATTGTTGCCAGAAGCGCATCGGCCTCAGCCCTAGCGTTCTTCTCGCCAGGTGTAGCAGTGATGCCCTTGTTTAGGCCAGCCTTAGAGTCCTTGACCGCATCTGCCAGAGACTTTAGATCGCCCTTGGCCTTTTTGACCGCGGAGCTAAACTCAGCAACGCTGGCACTGATTATAAAATCAAGACGCTCTTTAGCCAAAACATACCGCCGTATCTAGGGAAACCTTCTATTTATTCTATCTTATCTGATAGCCCACGATAATAAGACCCACGGGTTGGCATTGGCCCATCATCGTAAGTGTAAGGCACGATGTAAGGCATCTCGCCGTAACCTAACTTGGACTTTCTTTTCTGTTGCTTATCGTTCCACTTTTCAAGTTCCGCCTTGGCGTAACATTTTGTGGTCTTTATCTTGAAGCCAAGATTATTTGCATCAGAGTTTCGGCAGACCCAAATAGGGTTGCCACACTCGGAGCAAGTCTCATCTTCCAGAATCTGAAAAGCCTCAACCAGCATAAAATCAAAACTTGTCCAAGGATCTGTGGGCTGTTCGTGAAACAGCATTGCTACGGGCCTAATACCAGCCCGTAGCGCAGCTTTGATCTTTACAATGTATTGCCGGTTATACTCCCAAGTCAGGACTTCTGTAAAAAACCTGCATCACTCAAGCCCTTGAAATAGCCACTGGCCAGAGTAAGTTTCTGCATAGTGCTAACAATCTTTTCCCAAGAGTCGCCAGTGAGAGTGCCACGAAGTTCAACAACATCTTCTTTAGTGAACACTCGCTGTTCGACTTCGCCATCAGCGTTTTCAATGCTAACAATGTTCGCCGCAATTAGCGCACAGAGGTAGCCAACATACCAGTCGTCGCCCTCATCGGTGCTGGTCTCTTTTTCCTTAGCCTCAATAGACTCAACTTGTCGCTGATCAATTCCGCGCATGTTGAACTTTAGGCGAGAAGCAAGAACCTTCTTTTCGAGTTCACGAATAGCATCCTCAACAGGCTTTGCCTCTTCGGGATCTTCAATAAGAATTAGTTTGTCGTTTAGTTTAGAAATCTCGTAGGCGCTGGCCACATCGAAATATACTTCAACAGAATCTTCAGGGTAGCCACGACCCTTAATGAAATCGGCAAGATTAAAGTTGCCTTTAGCCTGGGCTTTCTCAACTAGAGAAACAACCTCGTTTAGTTCTTCGCTCATTTTACTCCTTCGCTCATTTTGCTCGTTTATAAAATTAAAGACTGGGGGTGGTAAACGGGCGCAAAACCACCCCCAGTCAGCCTAATTAGTCAGCGATAACAGTTACGTTTACGCCGAGCTTGCCTTGTGGGGCAAAGTTCACCATAAACTTAACGCTGTCCTCACCTTCGGTGTTGTCCATGAATGCGTCAGCAATGAACTTGAATACGTTTACCTTCTGGCCAGCCGCAATAGCGGTGGTTGCAGGAACACCAATGCGAGTTACTAGGTAGCCGTTCGGGCGTGAGCCGTCAGTAGCAGCCTTGAATGCAGCGAATGCATCTGCGTAAGCGCCGGTGGTCTCCGATGTGATGCCACGGAAGAAGGTTAGCGAACCGTTGAACTGTGCGAAACCGCGAGACTGCACAGCACCCTCGTCGATAATGCCACGGTCATCGATCTTGTTTGAGTCAGTTGCACCAAGGTCGTAACCATCCCACGCAATAGCTGCGGTTAGGTCAAGGCCAAGTCCGATCTGGTAGTCGGTTGGTGCAGAAATAAACTGCTCTTCGTCAGTGATGTCGTCAGCAGCAACCCAGTAGACCTTGATCTTACCGTTTGACTGTGACTTGGTTCCGACAGTGGCTGCAAGTGCAGGGCCAAGGCCAGCAGTTCCAGCAGCAACTGCAACGTTTACCTTTACTTCACCAGTGGTTAGGAAACGAGCGCCGATGCGTAGCATCTCGCCATCCCCAACTAGGTCCACAGGGTAGTCGGTCTTTACGCCGTAAATCGAGATCTCATCGCCAGCCGCAAAAGCTGCATCGTGAGTCTTGCCAACACGCTTGATGAGGTAATACTTTACATCAGGTGCAGCGAATAGGTCACGGAACTTGTTGTAAACAGAAGTTGCCGAAGCGTTCTCGTCGCGGAAGCCGTCAAGCGAAGCCTCGTAGTTGAAATAGGTTGGGGTGCTAACCGAAGCGTTGTCCACAACCGCAAGTGAGTTGTCGGTGCTTGAGTCGGTCATGTTTAGGGTGTAGTCGTCAGTAACGGCTGGTGAAATGTTGAAAACCTTAGTTGCATTGGTGATCTCGGTCAGCGTAGGGGCAGTCCAGTCAGCAAATGCATCTGCGGCGGCAACATAAATACCAACGTTCGGGCGAAGCATCTTTGTAGCCATGCTTTATTCCTCGTTCTCTTCAATGTTGATTTCGATCTCAGCCTCATCGACTGAAACCTCTGGAGCTGGCTGCTCCTTTTCTTTTTTTGTTTCTTTCTTTGGTGCAGCCGGAGCCTCGCCTTTTACCAGGCTGAGGTTCTTGCCCAAAACTGGGTGACCGATGTAGTGGTCTGGAACGCTGACGGTTTTACCAGTGAGCGTGTTAATAGCTAGAGCCATTGCAATCCTTCCATGCTAAAGTCTATTCTACCATACAATGTTCACTGGGAACGTGAAGGCGATCTCCGAAACGTAGCGATTAGGCTTGCTTTCAGCCTGTGCATAACTCACTCCGCCACCGCTCAACTTCATTTCCCCTGCGCCAACTGGAATGTATCCAGTAAGTTTATCCCTTACCAGTTCGGCAACTTGGCGCACAGAACGCTCGGTTGGGCCAACGCATGAAACGATTACATAAGAAGCCTTGGTGTCGTAGCGAGAAGATACAATGCCAGAAGCGCCAGCCAACTCATACATGTCTGAGAACTCCAACACGATGTATGGCAAGATCATGCCGTTAGCATCAAACCTTAACTTAGAGTCATCTGGCGCAGAAGTCTCATACACATCTTGAGCCAGTTCCCTCAATCTGTCGGCAATGTCGTCTTGGGTGGGGAGTAAGTTCAGTGCCATTATTTCTTCATTCCTTTACCATTTGACTTACTGCTATAGTTCCTGAAGTAGTAATCCAAGGACTTGCGAACCTCTGGGACAACCTCCAGGAATGTCCTAAGAACCGCTCGCATTGGGCGGATACGGTTTGTTCCGTTTTCTTGGAAACCAAAATACTTATACCAAAGATCTAGCCAACCAATTCGCACAAGCACACCGCTCTTATTCTTATAGGTTCTGCCGTAGACTGAGCCGATCATTCGGCCAGTTTCAATTCGGCCACCAATGTATTTCTTCATGGTGTTCTTGCCTTCAGCCGCAACGATTCGGCCCAATGCACTAATGTCTTTGCCCAGTCGCTCCGAATCAGGCAACAACCTAAAAACCTGATCCAAGCTGCCCATCGTTCTTACTTGGCGCAGTCGCTTGCTAGGGTAAATGAAACCACTCTTAGGATCAGAGGGCAGATTTTTCATAATGTTGTAAAACTGGTAATTCAGGTCGCTAAGTTCCTTGCGAACAATCCTAGTAGTTACGTCAATGTTCGAGAAGTCAAAAGCAATCTCGACAACGTTATCGAAGTTTTCACGGCCAGCAGTCTGATAGCCTTCTGAACTTGGGTCCCTAAGTTTAGGCCAACGATCTTTGTAAGACACGTTAAACCTCCGTAGGGTCTAGCTCAATATCTGCCTTGCAGATTAGGGTGCGCTCCCAAGCGTTGCTTGAATTTAGAACACCAGTTACTGTGAAAATAAACTTCTCTAATTGCCCATCATGGCGTGACGACAACACGCGCAGGCGGTCGTTTGGGCGGATGTCTGGAACGGTAATGCCAGCGGTTATAGACTGGTTTTTGTTGAACTCAATCTGAACACGAACAGTCTGCATGTATGTTGGGTTGTAGGAGTCGCTGACTTCGTTCACAGAAGTCACCGGCTGAACTCTCGCAGGGCCTAGAAATAACTGTGTAGCAGTAACAGCCCAAGTATTGTTTTCAGCATCGTAAACCTGGCCACCTGAAGCGGCCCTGTAGATCTCTACATTAGCCAAATAGAGCGAACGACCCACGCTTTTGAAATGTGTCAGCCAGCGTGGATCGGTCGAACCTCTAGTGTTTAAAGCCATGTATTATCCCACTTGGTGTTGTAACCAACGACCGCGAAGGAGTCATCGTAAGAGTCAGCCAAGTCATCCTTGTCGGCTTCATCCTGCAACTGCTTCGCTTGGGCGCGAAGTTCCGCACCCAACTTAGCGCCATCAGTCGTGTAATCCGCTGTGCGGATAACCTTAGCAATCAGCGACTCGGAAGTGGCCAGCACAAGTTTAGCCTGCGCCGCAGCTCGCTTTACGTTATTGCCGTAAAGGGTAGCAAAGGCTTGGATTTGGTGATCATCAAAAATGTAAGAAGCATCAGCGTTCGGATCAGCGAGATTCTCTAACTGTTCCGTATCTGGAATTAGCAGACGAATTTGCCCGATAGTCGTTGCGTAATCAGGTGGGTAAACGTCTGGTAAATGTGCCATTAGATAATTATACCTTACTTACGATCTTTGAAATCAATCTTCACTTGACCCCATTTGCCAATTGGACACTCTGCGTTTGGCAGTTTTGTTTTCATATCCATAAAGCATTTGCAGTCTTTGCATTGGTGCGTTGTTGGAATGTATAGTGGGCATTCCTTGCAGATGCTCAAACGTTCGGCCGCAATCTCAGTTTCAACTCTGCCGATATTTTTGTTGAGCATGTCCCAAGGTCGCGCTGGTCTTTCAAATGGGTCAGCCATTACGCCTGCTCCATCCCCTGGATTATGGTTTCTAGATCTTCAGTAATTTCAACCCAAGAGATCGTTTCCTCATCCCAACGGTAGTGCTTGTCATCTACTGGGTAGGGGATTGGTGGTTCCCAGTTCTGTGTCTCGTTGTTCCAAACGAAAGACGGGTTTAGCTTTGGACTTATAGAAGATCCAACCACGCTTTGTTCTTCAATTTTTTCTGGCAAGGTAAATTCGCCATTTTCATATTTAGCGCCAACTAAGTTCTGAGAAGTATTGGTTCTGGCCCTATACCAATCAGTTACTTCAACGATCTCTGGTTCGCTAAGGAAAAGCGCGGCGAGCCTTGCCTCTGAGTGCAAAACATCTTGGACTACGCCATCGATTATTAGGGCAACAGAGAAACTGTCTGCCGGTAGTTCTGGTGCTTGATCGTGCTGGTGTGTTGCTTCCGCCATTTTTTTATCCTTCCGCCGCAAAGTTATCGATTGTTGAACTTTGCGTATAGTTTGATGGAACTTTAATTATACCAGCCTTGGCGGCCTTTACCGCTCCAGCCTGAGTTGTGTTGATTGTTCCGATCGCATTGCTTGCGCCTGAATCAGAATAAGCAACCGCTGTAATGGCATCTCCAGATGTTGTTACCCTCACAGCCGCTGCGGCTTGGCCTAGCGAAACATCGCTGACGACAGAAGTGGTCACGGTTCCAGAAAGCGATCTTGATAGTCTTAGGTAGTGGAAGTAATCGGTGCAGGTTGAGCAGTTACAAGAGTAACTTCCGCAAGCATACTGACCACAAGCGGAACAGTTGGTTACTGTGCAACTCAGTGGGTAGAGCGTTGCGTTTCCAATAACAGAGCCACCACCGACACAGCACTTAGATGTCTGGCAAACGTAACCGCTGCTGCAGCCGTAAGCAGAGCCACAGTATGTCGAACTCGTTACCTGGCATGTGTTGCAGCAGTAACTCGTGCAAGTCTGGCAGTTGCAGGAATAGCTTGATGAGTTGTTGGTGTAAGCCGCAGCCCACCAGTTATTAGCATCCGAAACCCAGAAACCCACACCGCCACCTCCACCAACCGAGGCCGAAACGACCATGTTAGTTGAAGATAGCGTGGCAACCGCTAATGGGTAGTTTCCGGCAGCGTCGTCGCTCTGAGCCTGCGAACCATTCGCATACCAAGTTCCGCGAAGGTTAGACCAAAAACTGCCCAAAGATCCAGATGTCGTTCTAGTGAATGCATCCACAAGGGCGGTCTTTGCGGATTGCATAAAGCCATAGGCTCTTGCGCCAGCTGCGGCGAATAAAGTGAATAATGGCACTTTTACCTACTAAGCAAACTTAGAGACTGAACCCAAAACAGTAAATGTCGCATTCGCCGTTTTAGTAATTACAAATGAATAGACATCAATTGATGAAGCGTTACCAGCAGAAGGCGCAGTGCCACCAAGCCACTTTGGCGTTACGTTTGTTCCATCAATCTGGATCACGTTAGGGTAGTAAGGTGTTGTCCCGTTTGTGTTTCTAAAAACACATGTGACTGTATCTCCAATTCCAAGAGAGTTATTTAAAGTAACCCCAGAAGATTGTCTAAAGTTTAATGTAAAGTTTGCGGTGGCGTTTGATGTGTAATACCAGTCAGTTGATGTAGAAACATCGTAATTTATTACGCCAGTAGCGGCACTTGCAACCACGGAGCTGGTTTCTTTCAATGACCTAACAGTTGCCATTACAAGAGTTCCATAGTTTATAGTTGGCGTTGTTATTGTTGGCGAAGTGCCAAAAACAAGCGCACCAGAACCGGTTTCATTTGAAATAATGCTTGCAAGTTCTGAGGATGTAGTTGAAGCAAACTGTGCTAAGGTTCCAGAGGTTGATGCTTTTCCGTTTAGTTGCGTTTGAATTGCGGATGTAACGCCATCAAGGTAGCCAATCTCGGTGTTCGAGACCGATCCTACTTCAAGCGAACCAACGGCAAGTGCATCAAGGGAACCCTGAGCAAAGTTTACTGTAGTCGTAGGTTCGTCAATTACGCCCTTAAACAATTTCCACTTGTTGTCGCTTGCATCGCGCACAAGGCCAGAGTGTTGGTATGTCCCATCGTTGAAAGACGAAACAACACCAAGGTCTACCACGTTGGCATTGTTTCCTTCGCCAATATAAATTAGCGGATCTTCTACAACCAAATCAGTCGCATTGACGGTGGTAGTAGTTCCACCAACTGTTAGGTTGCCAGTTACGTTGAGGGCCGCTGTGGTTACAGTGCCGGTGAAGGTCGGGTTTGCGAGTGGGGCTTTTGCCGATAGATCTGTGGTTAGGTTTGTGACCTGAGACTGTGGCACTGCGCCACCAGGGTTGCTGTAAGAAAGCAGGGTCCAAGTGGTTGAGCCGTTACCAATCTTAATCTTACCAGTGTCGGTCTCAAAGCCTTGCTCGCCAGCAGCAAGGATTGGGTTAGTCGATGTCCAGTTAGCAGCGGTATCTCTGCGAAGTTTAATTACAGTTTGGGCTGCCATTATGCAGTTCCTCCGTCAATGAAAGTAACGTATGTCGGATCAAACGACAAGGTTGATGTAAGACTATTATACACGATAGGGGCAGTTGCGGTTAGTGTCGATAGACTGCCTGCTGGTCCTTGTGGACCAGTAGCACCAGTGTCACCCTTGTCACCCTTCGGTATTGTGAAGTCTATTGTTTGGTTTGGTGAAGTTCCAGTGATGTTTACAACAACAGAAGATCCAGCCGCACCAGTGGTTACAGTTCCAACTGAAAGATTGTTGCTAGGGCCAGTCGGTCCAGTAGCGCCCTGCAAGGCCAACGGGACCCAGTGAGCAGATAATGCGCTAGGCTCTTCGCCAACATCTGGATCTCCAGAGGCAAACCATGAAGATGAGTTATGGTAAACAGCATCATCGTTCACATAGTTAGTAAGCGCAGACCAAGTTCCCTGCCAGTTCAACCCAGTAGCACCGGTAGGGCCAATAGGACCTTGAATGCCCTGAATGCCCTGAATGCCCTGATCGCCCTTTGGGATCGTAAAGTTAATTACTTGAGAAGGCGATTCACCTGTGATGGTAACTACAGCCGAAGTTCCAGCATTGCCGGTGGTTACCGTTCCCACAGTGAGTTCGTTTGCAGGTCCAGTTGGGCCAACAAGGTAATAGGTTCCGTTAGCATCTGGCACAGGAGTTACATCTGTAAGATCTACAGTTGTTCCACCTGGCAACTCAAAGCTAAATTCTGGAACGGTGCGCACGGGTGAGCCAGTCGCATCCGTTAGCCTGAACTCAACTCGCCAAGTCCAATCCACGGGGTTACCCTGTGGGTCGTCTGTTGCGAGAAGTCTTACACCGCGATCAGTGCCATAACCAACTATGTAACCTTCAGAGTCAAGCTCGCATTCTACAGATGCAGGCAGGATCGTTACTGGTGCAGGTGTTGCTGTAACGTCTTTGATGTAGTTAGGTGATGGGGTAAAGTAAACTGTTCCCTTCGCAGGGACAGCATCTGGATTTGAACCTATGTCATTACTGTCAGCGTAAGCCAACAAGAAGCGGCCAGTAACTGTGCCGTAGGAAAGATTGCTTGGGATGTCAGCCATAATAATTCCATTCTACCATGCTAGGCTGTTCCGCCATCGATGATGTTTGAGTTTACCCACATGCCAGATGAGTTTAGTTTTATAAAATCATTTTGAACAGCACTTGAAACGTTCAAGTCATGCAGCTCGTTTAGCTCATAGCCGTTTTGAACTTTCACAAAGATCTCACCATTGTTTGTTTGCACACGGGTTACAACACCGAGGTATACGCTATGCGCTGGCTTGGCAGGTGGTGACCCAAAAACAAACTGGCCAGCAGTTGATGAAAGCCAAACCGCTTGACCAGCGGTTGCCAAAGAAGTGTTCAAACCAGAAATCAAGCCCTCGGTTATGACATAACCAAAATCGCCCTGCAAGATTGCAGCTTCAGTAATACCCATAGTCTTAGACGATGTTGCTTCACTATCTGCATCCGCCAAAGAAACATTCATGTTTGCACCATCAGAAGATGAAACATAAACAACAGAACCCTTAGCGATGGTAACGCCAGTGTTGTTTTTTACAAGGTGCTTTACTTGGCCGGTAAAGTTATCAATCCATGTTGTATTGTAATCAGTGCCATCGACCTTTGCTAAGATCTGTCCAGCGGTTCCGCCAGAAGCCACACCCTCTCCAGCGGCCCCAACAAGACCGCCATAAGGAAGAAGGTTCCACGGGTCGAGACCCGTGCCGATTTTAAAAAGATCGGTATCGGTTTCAATACCCATCTCACCTTGTGCAAGGATCGGGTTAGCTGCGGTCCAGTTAGCCGCAGTGTCATTCCTTAATTGTATTTGCACAGCCATTAGAAACTACTCGCACTTCCGCCCACAAGTGGACTGATACCGCCGTAAACGCTATTTGCTTTACCGCCATCAATGTTACCATAAGGCTGACCATCTTGGCCAGCAGGGCCTTCAGGCCCAACGAGGCTATCCAGCCATTCGGCTTCAGTTCCCTCAAACCCATCAAGTTGTGCAACCTGATAAGCAGATAAACCAGTTAGCCCCTGATCACCTTTATCGCCTTTAGCACCCTGAATGCCTTGTGGGCCAGCAGGACCCATAGGACCCATAGGTCCAGTCTCCCCAGTTTCACCTTGCTCACCCTGTGGGCCTTGAGGTCCGGTAGCCCCAGTATCTCCTTTAGGGCCTTGAGGTCCTGTAGCTCCAGTTTCACCAGGTATGCCTTGCGGTCCAGTTGCCCCCTGAACTCCTTGAATACCCTGTATTCCTTGTTCGCCCTGCGGTCCAGTTGGTCCAGTTTCGCCTTGCGGTCCGACAGGTCCTTGTGGGCCGGTGTCGCCCATATCACCTTTAGGGCCTTCAGGTCCTTCTGGCCCTTCTGGACCTTGTAACCCTTGAACACCCATTGGTCCCTCTGGACCTTGTTCTCCCTGCGGTCCTTGAGGGCCTTCTGGACCTCGAACACCATCAGACCCAGATGCGCCATTTCCACCCTTTTTTCTATCAAGTTTCTTGATCTCTTGCTCAACAGTTTCTGCCCAGTCCTGAGAGGGCCGAGGCAGATTGTTATCTGGAAAGATGATCATTGTATTATTCTATCTTATCTTAGGGCAAGATCCCCTGGAGAAAACTCAACAGGGGATCTCTACGATCAAGGAGGAGGATCGTAACAACAATTATACATTGTTGCGCTTATTTCAAATCGTGTCAATAACCCTTCGGTAAGTTACGACACTGTAATCACCGGCGAAATCAGATACTGATTCCACAGAGGTTCTTTGACCTTTTCTTGGTGCATGAATCATTTTGCCATCGCCAATATAAATACCGACGTGGTAAGCAGATTTGTAGCCTTTGTATTTGAAAACCACAATGTCACCCAACACGGGATCATTTGTGGCTTTACCAGCCTTCTGCTGGCCACTGGCCCTGTGTTCCAGATCGACACCAAGTTGCCCATAAAACCACATGGTCAAACCTGAGCAATCCCAACCCGAAGGCGTGTTGCCGCTAAACACATACCAAGTTTTGCCAACCGTTTTCTTCAAACCAACATAGGCGGATTGAATCATTGCTTTGTTATTCAGTAGTGTTTGCTTTTGCACAAAAGACACAGAAGTGTCTGTTGTTTGTTGCTTTGTTTCTCTGATCGGAACATCCGCTGATGCGGCAGTGCTTCCCGAAACTGTTAAAGCGATTAGAGCTGCTATAACGAGCCTTTTCATAACGTGACCTACCTTTCCTTAGTGAGAGTAATTTCTCGGTCATTTCTGTAATTCTGCCCTTATTCAGTTATCCCAGTATTGTAGCACAAAAACGCAGCTACTTGTTCTTATCTGTGCGGTAGAAGCCAGATCCGTTGAATGTAAGGCCAAAAGAGCCAATCTTTTGGGTTAGCGACTCGCCACATTCTGGACATTTAGTTGGTTCGTTATCATCATGGATTGATCGCTTGTCGATCGTCAGATGCCCTTTAGGGCAGACGTATTCATAAATTGGCATGGCTCTCCTTGGTCTTGCGTGGACTAGCAGAGAATCGAACTCTGGTCTTGTCGCTTCTCCATGAGAGCTTTGAGCAACAATCGACACCATTCCTAGCCCAGTGCCTAGTCGCAGTGCGTTTACATGCGTGGCGCTAGACACCCATATCCTAACATACTGCACAGAAAAGAAAAACCCCCACCGAAGTGGGGGCTTTTCTTTTGATCTTTAGAGACCAGCACCAGTTGATGCAACGGTTCCAGCAGGAACCAAGAACCCACCGGTTGCGATGTGACGAATTCTCATCTCGAAGTCGTCGTTGTCGAACGAACCGTCACGGGCTGGAACGTCGCCTCCACCAAGGAAGGTTCCGCCGTTAGCCTTGATGCGAAGTTCTGGAGCCTCGTAACCGCGAAGGAAGCCAAGAGCAACCGAAGGGTTAAGTGACTGACCAGGAACTGGAATCAAGAACCAGTAAGATGCTGCAAGAGGATTGATCTTGGTGATCCAGTCGTTTACAACGATCTCAACCTGAGTGCCGATTGGGTTACCAGTTACAGTCTTGGTAACGATTCCGCCAACAGTGGTTGAAGTCTCAACGGTCTGGGTTGCAAGGATCTTCTTAGCAGTTAGCTCTAGTGAGCGTGGGATAACAAGAGCGAAACGAGTCACAGGAGTGATCAAGTTGCCGTTGTATGACTGCTCGTTAGCGAACTGGATTGCCTTCTCAAGGTTCTCAAGAGTAAGAGCCAAGTTACCTGCAAGCAAGTTGCCGTTAGCAGACTTGAAGTTAGCGGTGTTTAGACCTGAGCCTGAAACGAGCTGCTTGGTAACTTCTTCATCTTCCTTGCCGGCAGCCTTCTGAGCAAGCTCAATAGGTAGACGCTCAAGAAGCGAGATGTTTCCATCGTTTACGATTGACTCCCATGAGAAACGGATGCGCTGACCCGACTTCTTCACTGCAAGGCTTGCCTCAGTTACTGAGAACCAACCAGCGGTAGGGTATTCGTCGTATTCGCCAACAGTAGGTAGTGAACCTTCGCGGAAAGTGTCTCCAGCGTTGTCCTTACCCTCATCCTCGTAGCGTAGGTTCAGGAACTGCTGTGGGCGGAAGTCATCCATTACTAGACGAGTTGCGAAGCGGTCCCAGACCTTTGGCTGAACTGCATAGTTCTCCAAGAGGATCTTGTTGATGGTTGGAGCCAACTGCACAGGTAGGTCAGAAGTGCTGATACCTTCCTGAAGCTTTAGCTTGTCTGCGCGATCTCCGCGCAAAGCGCCTTCGAGAACCTTAGCGGCCTCGACGTGACGTGAAGTGATCTTTTCAGTCATTTTCTACCTTACCTTACGCTGCCTGGGTCAAGCGAACGTAAACCTCGCCAGCCGAGGTTCCAGCCTTAGCAGTCACTGCGTGACCGATGAACTTGTTACCAGAAGCAGTAACATTGATAACACCAGCAGAAGTAACGTAAACTGCTGCGCCAACAGTAACTGCAACTGAGGTGGTTAGCTTGACAACACCGTTGAACTTGAGGGTGGTGTAGTAGTTTCCATCCTCGCCAACAGCAGCGTCGCGCTGTGCTAGGCCAACAAGTGCGCCAACCTGAACCAAGTCGCCTGATTTAACAGTGCTTGCTACAGGAAGGACAAGCTCATTGCCGTCTTTGTAAATCTCGTTAAGAGCCATTTACTTTTCCTTTTCTTACTTGTTGCCAGCAATGCGAGACAAAACAGCCTCGAACTCATCGGCAGTGGTAGTGGTGGTTGATTCGTTGATAACACCAGTGGTCTCAACAGCAGCAACCTTCTTTACAGCAGACTCTGAAACAGATGAGACATAGTTCTTCTCATCAGCGATCAGTTCGTCTACAGTCTTAGTGTTAGTCTCCGACTTCATCGCCTCAGCAACACGCTTCAGTGCGATCTTCGGTAGACCTGATTCGTTGAACTTCTCAGCAACTTCTACAGGGTCCACAGCCTCAACCTCTTCAGCAGCCTCATCGGTAGCCTCTTCGGTCTCAGCAGGGGTTGCAGACTCTACAAGGAACTTTACTGATTCCTGTAGGTTGCCGAAAGCCTCAGCGAAGGTAGCCTTAACGTCAGCAATAGCTGCGTCTAGTTCTTCCTTAGTTAGCATTTCGTTTCCTTCCGATACAGACTCCGATAGCAAAGTTGCCTCATCGTCTTGTCTTTTGTAGCTTTCCAGCAGTGACAAGAATTTGCCACCAGCACCGGCTACAGTTACAACATCTACGCTGGTCAGTGGGTCATCCACCAATGCTTCGATGATTGGACCCTGACGGCCCTCTGCCTCCCCAACCTTGGACTCACCCATGGCGCGGATAGACAAACCAACATCACCAGCCATCTCTTTGATGATTGGTGCAAAATGTGAATAAAACTCTACTTCGGCAACAAGACCGGTTCCGTCGAAACGTGCATCGGTAACAAGTTTGCCAGCCAACTGGTTGATGTCGCGCTCAGGGCGGTCATTCTCTTCAGCGATGCTTGGGTGGTTCATAAAAACCTTAGTGCCTTTTTTGAACACCCTGGGACCATACTCTTGCAACATTGTTGCAGGGTAATAACCTGACGATCCCCAACCAGACTCAATAACCTTTACGCTCCAACGCTTACCCGAAGATGTTGCGCTAAACGCAATCGATTCGTTAAGTGAAACGCTCATAAAAATCTCCGTAGTGGTTAGATAAGAAAATTATACCACACAAGAAACTATGCTACGGGTGCGTTGTCCTGCGCTCTAACATCGTTACCGTTGTCCTGCATCGAACCAACAGATCCGCTGTTACCCTGCGATGGAATTGCGCTACCACCCTGCTGTGCGTTGTCTGAGTTAGGCACTTCGTTGCGCAAACGTGGGACATCCAAAACTTCAATGATCGCCGCACGATACTCATCCTGCCAGATCGCACCAGACTCGTAAGCCAAAGCCAAAGCCTGAGTCAAACGCTGTGAAGGTTCGGTTTCGATCTTCGGCCAGTTCACATCCACAGCATCTTCACGCGCACCCAAGAAAGCAAGCACACGCTTGTAGAACTGGGTCCAAACCTGCTGGCGAGCCTCCATCGCCTTCACGGTTGGAACATCCAAAGTCTGTGCAGTTCCATAAGCACCCGAAGTGCCTGGGTCTGAAAGCAAAGCCACAACCGAAACCTCAAGCGCCGAAGCAACCATTGATCCAAGTGGGCGACCATCGGTTAGGTTCACAGCGTTACCGCGAGGCATCGCAGACAAGTCCATGCCCTCACCAACAATCGCTGTTGAACCTGCGGTCTTTGGTGTGGCGATCGTAGCTGCGGCATTAGCAACACCACTCTTCGTCTTAGCCTTCAACTGCCAAGCAAACATCGACAAAGCCTTCAGCATGCGAGAACCATCTTTCAGATACTCGTTATAAGCATGCGCCCAAGGCAAAGCAGGGAACGCATCAGGGACACCAAGAACCTGACCTGCTCGACGGTTCACAACAGAGTGGAACATGGTGAACTTAGTGTTCACAGGAACACCCTGAATGTTTGAAACAAAACGGCCACTCTCAGGTTTGTAAGTATCCACCGGATACCACTCTTCCTTCTGCACATCCCTAGCAGAACCAGAAGCCAATTCCTGAACCTTGCTAGTCCAAGTGCGACGAATGTAACGGACACGCTCCGCATCGTCAGGGTCGGTCACAATCGCTGAGATCTCAGCAAAAGGGATGCGCTGGAATTCTTTAGTGACATTGTTGGCCAACAAGAAGAACTGGCCGTCAGTGAAGTGGCTACGCTCATTGATGGCCTGAGCCTCTGGGGTAAACAAAACTTCTTGGTTGCGAGAGTTCTCAATGAAACGCTGAACCCTCGGTGGCTGATCCTTGAAAGAAACACCACGACCAAAAATGTAAGAACTTCTCAAACCACAACCACGTTTCAACAACGGGTTACCTTCGGTCTGTTCACGGATACGCTTCGCCGCATCCTTCAACTCGGTGAGCTGGAAACCATCGCCAGTGCCTGAAGCGTTAGCAGTGTTCCAACCAGAGTCATCAAAAGCCAGAATGGCTTGGGCCATAGAAGAATAAGACTCACGAAGCAGTTCATTCTCTGCGATCTGTGCCTGTAATTCTTCGCTCAAAAACGATGCAGAACCCTCAGAAACCATGTGAAAAATCCTTTAAAAGTAGGTAAAACCTATTCTACCACACAAATAAACCAACAAAACCTACCAACTCCACAAAGAAAGAAACGGATCCTGTCGCTCAAACGGCATCTCATCCACCGTAACCCTGTCGCCTGGTTTCAAACCAGCGAACTTGCCCTCCATAAGTGGCGACAAATCCACAGTCGCATACACCAAAGCATCCAAACTGTCCGGTGATTTCACACCACGGCTACGCATATCATCCTTCGACTCAATCTGGATAGCACCCTTCGGGGAGAACTTATACTGAATCATCAACAACTCATCCAACAAAGGCTTGTCGTCAGGATCAATATCGATCTTGCCCTCCAACAACTGTTCACGCAAGGAATCAAAGTTGTAAGCCCTAGCGTTGAACCAGCGAGTGTTATCTGGTGAAGCTGCAGAACCCAACAAAGAAATCACAGTGTAAGCATCGTTAGCAAGGTTCACCAAAATATCGATAACAGGCCCACCCAAACCTGCACCATCGACACGAACCTCTTTCACACCATGCTCAGTCGCCAGCCTGTGGATCCTGTTAGCAGACTCAACCGCTGTCGCCTTCGACCAAGTATCAATCTTCCTGCAACGACCACCACGGTTCATAAACACAACCGAATCATCCTCACCAAAACGCGCCAAGTCCACACCAAGCTTAGGTGTGATGCCGTAATCCTCAACAACCTCAGTGTCAATCCCACGATCAATAGCGATCTGCGAAAAGAAAGTGTTGTCGGCCTCATCAGGGAACTCTGCCAAAATCTTCGACTTGTAACGGGCGCTCTCCTCACCCCACGAAATCTTCTGACGCTCAACCCAAGCAGGCTGAATAAGCAAAGGCTTCAACTCGTCAGGGATAGGCTCACCCGTAAAATTCGGCGTATCAAACGCAGAAATTTTTATCTTATTCCAAGTCGGGTCCTCACGAAAAATCCTGTGAAAAGAAGTGCCACGCGCATCAGGGTTACCGATCGCCAAAACCCTAGCACCCTCAGTGTTCGTAACCGCTTCAGTAGCAGTATACAAATCCTCTGGAATACCACCAGCCTCATCAAGGATCACCATCACATAGCGACGGTGAATACCCTGAAAGCTTGAGATCAAATCCTTGTCGGCAGGTCTACGACCCCAAGCCATAACGAAGCCATCCTCAAGCTTCCACTCCTGCGACTGATTAATCTGCCCAGGCAAAGTAAAACCATTCTTCTTAGCCAAATCAAAATTGGCCTTCATCTCCGTAAACAACACACGGGCAATCTGCACATAAGTTGGTGCAGAACAAATAACCGCAACCTCTTTAGGCTCATGCACCGCAACCCACCAAACAGCCAACATGCCAGCAAGCCCAGACTTACCAGCACCATTACAACTCACAACAGCCGTGTGCGTATTCTCAACAATAGACTGCGCAATCTCCCGTTGCTTCGACCACATAGTCTTACCCAAAACCTCAGCAGCCCACAAAGCCGGATCAGTCAAATACTCTTCCTTCTTCGACCGCTTCCGCAAATCCGCAATCACACCATCAAGAACGCCATCAATCATCGGCTAACAAAAACTCCATCAACTCAGGATTATCCCGAATAATCATCGTAATAGGTTCCTCATACAACCCAATAAAATAATGCTCCCACTCAATAAACTCAGTAGACTTCGCAGGCTGAAACGAACCACCAAAAGTAACCTTAATCGCATGCAACAACTCATGCACCAAAGTCGTGCGCTTCATCGACAAAGGCAAATCCGAATCAATAACAATTGTATTATCCTTCGGGTTCGTAAACCCATAATGCCCATCATCAGACGAATGCTTACGCTTCTGCTCAGACACATCCCAAACCTGAGAACCGATCCTAACACTAGACGGCAGCTTGCTCACTTGTTGTCCCCCTTGATAGCAGCAATAAGACGCTCAACAAAACGGTGTTCCTTATAGCAAAGTTCGCTATGGGTTGAATGACGCTCAATTCTTTGAACTAGTTGCACAATCTCCAACTCGCGCTCTTGCCTACCAAACTCATAAGCAAACTCAGGGTCCAGCATGCTATCGTCTAGGTCATCGTAAAAACTATTCAGCATTCTCTTCCTCCATCAACTCATACTTCGCCTTCTGCAAACCATCCGCCACCAAAGCATCCAACTCGCCACGGGTAATCTCAGGATAACGCTCCGCCAACTGATCCTTCGCAAAACCCAAAGCCGCATCCATCGCCCGCAACAAAACACCCTGCTGATACTCACTAAGCTTGATAACATTCTCATCCAACACAGACTGTTGCGCATCCAACCGCTTACCAATAATCTCCAAAGTCTTAAGCAACAAACGCTGTGCATCAATGTCCTCAAACTTAAAAGCCTGATCCGAAATCTTATTCTTCAACTCATGCAACTCATGCAGAAGAAGTTGCCTCTGCTGATGCTCCGACCACACATCACGGGAATCAAGAAGTTGCTTCACATGTTGCACAGCCTGGGCAGCAGGAATACCAGAGATCCGCTCCATCTCCTGCGGAGAACGACCATCAGCCGCAGCCCTCAACAAAATATCATCCAACACCGTCGTGCCACGACCAAACGTAGGAACCAAAGCAGACACTACAAACCCCTAGACCAAATCTTAGAACGCTTAGAAGCATCCGCCGAATCCGCAACAAGATGATCAAACTTGCGCTCCAAATCAACAAGGCGATCATGCAAACGGTTCTGCGCCAAAATCAAATCACGAATAATATTCTCAACATCCGAACCATCATCACCAGCAGACTCCGGCTCAACAGGATCCGTCAAACCCCTAGACACACAAACCTCCAAAAAATTTCAAAAAATGCGCGAAAAAAATTTTTACAAACCAAAATCATCAGGAAAAGACTCAGACCGAAAAACCTGAATCGCCTCATCAATCAAATCCCAAACCTCATAATCAGGACCAATCTCAAAAAACACAACCCAAGGCTCACCAGACCCATCATCAAACAAAGCCTTCCAAACCTCAGACTGATCAGGATCACCAGGCAACGGCGCATCAACCAAATCAAGACGCAAAGAAAACTGACCCAAGCCAGACATGCTCACAATAATTTCACTCATGCAAATATCCTACCACAGACACAAAAGATTCTAGAAAGTTACAAAAATTGGACACGGTGGTGAGTCGATCGTTTTTGGCCTAGCTTGGCCGGTAAATTGGTCTTTTTGGATCGGGCCAGGGCTTGACGGCCGAGCTTTTTTGTGCCTATTTTTTTTGGCCGTGTCGGCGTGTCGATTTGCTTTTTTAGCTTTTGTGTGCCTATTTTGTGAAACTTTTTTTGGCGGCTTCGCGATCTGGCCAAGCTTTTTTGGTAATCTCTTCTTGTGGCCGAATGGTTCGGCCGAGATTGGAATGAACGAATGAACGATTATGAAACGGCGCTAGACGAATTGAAGGCGCTTGCCGTTGAATTGCGCAAGTGTGTCGGCGTAGATAGCGTTTATCTTGAATACCCTTGTTATTTGCACATTCGGTTTGAAGGCGCTAACGAAGATTATTTGTCGCTAGCCTTTGCCGACATCGAAGAAGATGAAACGCCGATTATGAAACGCCTTTGGGTTCAAAGCTTTGAAGGCGATGGCGCTTATGGCGGCGAAGAAGCCTTCTTCGATTTTGTCGAAGGCAACCCTAGCGAAAACGCCTTCAACTTTATTCAATGCGTTTTTGGTTCGACAATGTTTGCCAAAGCAACACAAACGGATAACAACTAATCGCCTTCGGGCAGAATGGAATGAAGAAGAATGATTTACGACACTATTGAATTGGCATTAGAAGCGCACAAAAGGGGTTCGCATTGGTTTGCGCCAGACACTATGCGCTTCTTCAAAAGCCGAGTAAGCCGTCAAGTTTTCGGCGGCAAATACTTTATTAGTAGCGAAGATACAAGTTCGCCGTATTATCCCGATGTGCGCCGCTATTCCGTGCGCTCTTTTTACATTAGCGAGAACGGCTTGTTAGAGATCGAGACAATTGGCGAGTTTCGCCAATACGCCACGCGATCGGCGGCGATGTCTGCAATTCGTAAACTTTTGAAGGCAGAAGGGTTTGGCGCATAATGAACGGCAACCCGAAGAACCTGGCCGAGTTGCACGAAGCTTTGCCGATGAAGGCCGAACATTACGATAGCGGCGGCGGTTGCTTTGTGTTGCAGCTTGAATTGCCGAACGGGTATTCGCTTGTGGCAACCGATTGGGCAACCGAAGGCGGCTTCGATGTCGGCTTGTATGCCGATTGGGCAAACAATAATGAACCCGTGCGAATGTGGTTTGTCGCTTCGGCCGATGTTGTGGCCTTTATTACCAAATACAAAAGAACACTAGACGGCCAGAACGGCCAGAACGGAATGAATGAATGAACGAATTACAGAAGCGCAACTTGGTTGCGATGTTGCACACGAAGCGCCGCATAGCCGAGAAGAACGAAGGCGAGTTAGTTGCTTGGTTCGAGGGCTTGGGCGGCCAAGATAGAGACGATGATTTGGATACACAATTTAGGCTTGGCTACAATTCGGCCGTGCAAGAATTGGCCGATGAGATTTTGGCCGAGATCGCGCCAATACCGGCCGAACCTGGTTTGGCTTCTGCCGTTGAACGCTTGGCCGTTGAATTGGTGAAGGCCGAGAACGAATTAGCCGAAGCAAAAAAGCTTGAAGAAGATAACGGATACGATGACGCTTTGGATAGTATGGCCAGAACCGAAGCCGAAGGCCGAGTGTCTGGCTTGCTTTGGGCGCTTGAATTACTGAACGGAATGAGATAATGACGAAACTAATAATTCGACACGCCGAAACTTGCGGCACGGCTTTACACTTGGCAAAGTATTGGCACGATTGCGAAGCCGAAGAGCTTTGCAAAGCCGATGAATGTCTCGATTGTGGCAGCTTTGCTACCGATTGCCACGCCGAGAATGATCGCGCAGAAGGGTTGCCGAAGAATGTTTGACGAATACGGCAACCGAATGAAAACGGCAGCTAGCCTTCGATACTTGGCAGAAGATTTGGCCAATTTGTCGGCCGAATGTAAACGCGAAAAGATCGAGTTTGATACGGCGTTTATGCTTGTCGAAGCTGCAACACAAAACCTAACCGAATTGAAAACACTACTTGAAACTAGAAGGGCAAAAGAGAATGATTAGCATTGTAAAAACAACTAGCGGCGGCTACACGGCTAGCGCATTGGTTAGCGAAGGCAGCTTCGCTTGGTATGAATGGAATACCTATTACGGATACCCGAAGCGAGAGATCGCGAAGCTTTTTAGAGAATACCTAAAAGGCAAGAACCTAACGATTGTGAAGGGCTAACGATGAAGGCAAGATACTTTGTGCGGCGTTTGGCCGTATCACCGGCCATTGCGCTAGGCGTTGCGAGTGTTTGGTTTGGTTTGAACGCAACACTTATCGGGCTTGGCGCACAACCTGGCGACACGCCAGAAGGCGTTTGGCAGCTTGGCCTAGTTATAGGTAGCATTATCTCGATAATGTTTTTATTCACAAACTACAAGAAGGGCAACTAATGAACGGCATTGATTTAGATTTGCTAATCGAGAGATTAGAGATCGCGCTAACCGATAAGGGTTTTGAAGAGAAGCTTCAAGCCGAAGAGATTACAGAAGGGCTATAAGAATGAACGAAACTTTTTACGCTAGCGAGACTAGGCGTTTTGTGTTGAAGCTTGATGAAGGCAACCATTGGCAGCTTGAAGATTTTGTGCGCGATGATGTCGGCTTTGTAGAGTTTGGCCGAGAGTTTCGTGATTACGATTTTGATCGTGGCGAGTTTTATTGGGAATTGCGGCAGCTTGTTAGCCGTTTCGATGATCGCGCACGGCAGAAGAAGGCCGTGAGAATGTATCTTCGTATGGCCGGTATGCCTTTTGTCGAGTATCGGGTTGTCGGTTATTCACAAGGCGAGTTGCGCGATGTGATTGTTTATGGCCGTGATTTTGACGAAGCTTCGCTTCGGGTTGAAGGCGAAACGCTAAAAGAATGGTTGTATGGCGGTATCTATGGCCTATTCGATGAACGCCTTGAAGCCTGGCAGAATGTCGAGACGGCCGAGTTAGAGTATCAATGGCGTGAAGCCGATTGCTATTCGGGTTATGTGTTTGTCGGCGGCTATACGCCAGAGAAGGCTATTGCAGATACTTTTGGCGTGTCTCGCTTGTATGGCGGTGATCGCGTTGAAGCGGCCAGATAGTAAGAGAACGGCGCAAGCTAAGGCGAGAGATTTGGTTCGAGCTAAGGCCAGGCGTGAGAAGCAAGATTTGCGGCAGCGATTTTGTTTTGCAAGTGTCTCTCGCAAAAGCTAAATATATATATATAAACATATAATATATATATATATATAGATATAACACACTTTGAAAACAACCCTAAAAAAATTGGATATGTCTGCGACACGCCGTATTTTAGGCAAGATCACCGACACAACCAATTCCACAACCCTAATTCTTAGAAGCTATTTATAGTTTATAGTTTTAGACACAAACAATTCGGTTGCTTGAATATGTCGGCAACCTATGTAATAATCAAGTTATGCAACACAAACAAACAATGAGAGAGAGATAAAAATATGTTCGAGATTACTAACCAAGAAGCTTTGTCTATCGCTAGCCTTCTAAGCTGCGCAAGCAAAGATAAGTTTCAACCAGCTTTTGATCGCGTATGGTTGCGCTTTGAACCGGCCACAAGCAAGCTAACGGCCTTCGCGACGGATAAATATGTTATGGCGCAAGTTGAGTTTGTGGCCACGCCTGGCGAAGCAACTAGCGCAACCGATGAGATCGCGTATTTTGGCCTAGACAAAGTTGCGATTGCGCAGCTAAAAGCTTTTGCCAAAGAGAAGGGCAATAGCCGTATCATTTTTGATCTTGACGGCTTTGCCACAAACACTAGCCGTTATCTTTTGTCGAACGCTTGGCTAGCAAGCAACGAAGCTAGGCCGACAACTACCGATATGGTTTTCAACCTATTGGCTAATATGCACCAGCAACTTGGCAGCATAACCCTTGAACCTGGCGCAGAAGCGGCGGCTACGATTAGCTTGGATAGGCTAGCGCAGCTAACCAAGTTGGTATCACCGGCCGAGAAGGCAGACGATATCTTCGCGATCCGTTTCACGCCTTCGGCCGACAAGAAGCCGAAGCCGATTATGTTGTCGAAGCCTGGTATTACGGCGCTTATTCAACCGACACTATTGAAGGCATAGGGATAGCGATGATTGCTTTGCACCTAAGCTTTGAACCAAGCTTCGACACTACGGCACGGGTTTATGTCCACTACACGCTTGCCAAGAACGGCGAGATCGATCCCGATTTTGACGACATTGTGGATAGGTTTGATTTTACTATCGAAGAGAACGATGATTTGCTAGACACTTTTGACGGCAACCATTACATCGATGAATACGGCCTTATCCCTTCGCCAGACGGCGCAGAAGCCGATTGGATCGCGCATTGCGCAGAGATTGTGCCACGCTTCGCAGCTTGGGTTGTAGAGTTGCGACACGCCACAAAATAAAGCTTGCGCATAACCCGACACTAATATAAAGTGGTTATCGCAACACAACCTAAGCAAGTTGTAAAAAGGCCGCCGATATAGGTCGGTTAAGTTGCTACTTG